GCCGCGTGCATTTCCGCAAGGCGGTGCAGATCGGCGGCACGCTGGTCGCCGACATCTGGGTGCCTTGGCTTATCTGTAACGACGCCGGGCCGATCTCGTGGACGATGCAGACCGACGAGATGATTGACCGGCACGCGAAGAGCCGGCTGAACCCGATTTTCGAAAGCTGCAAGCCGGTCGCGGCGATGCTGCCAAGACCGGGACCGCACCGGACTACGACCGAGATTTACTTCGGCGGGTTTTTCTTTTTGCTCAACCCGGCGAACCTTTCGTCTCAGCAGTCGCAGTCGATACGCTACAAGATCAACGACGAGATCTGGCTTCCGAAGTGGCAGGAGGTTTACGGGCACGCCGTCGCTCGCGTCAGTCGCTTCGAGGAAGTCGGGCGCTCCAAGATTTACAACACGAGCCAAGCTCCGATCATGGACGCCGAGACCGGCAACGTCGAGGACACAAGCTACCGGCAGGGCAATCAGCAGGAGTGGAGCGCCGAGTGCCCGGCTTGCCACAAGGTCCACCCGGTCGCGTTCGCGCTGGACAAGAACGAGGACACCGGGCTGCGCGGCGGCGTGGTCTGGGATGTTGCGGCGAAGCGTGACGACGAGACGTGGGACGTGGCGCGGGCGGTCGAGTCGTGCCGTTTCCGCTGCCCAAATTGCGGCCACGAGTCGCCGGACGACGACGTGACGCGGGCTAGGTGGAAGAAGACCGGGCGCTACGTGCCCATGAACCCGGCGGCGTCGGTCGAGATTCAGAGCTTCCGCGTCGAGTCAGTCGTGAGCCGGCCGATGCGCTTGCTGGTCGAAGAATTCTGCGAGGCGGACAATCACTTCCACCGGCAGGGCGATGACAAGATGAAGGTCGAGTTTCGCACGAAGCGCGAGGCGCGGCCGTGGGTGGTCGAGAAGAAGGTCGTCAATCTGTTCGTGACGCCGAGCGATTACACCGTCGGGCAGTTCAGCAACGGCGAGGGCATCGAGGCCGAAGTCATTCGCTTTATGTCGATTGACCGGCAGCAAGATCACTGGTGGGTGGAGATCGGCGCGTTCAGCACGGCAACCAGGCCGACCTACAAGCAACTTTATTTCGGACGCGTCGAGACGCGGGACCAGCTCCGGCAGATACAGCACCGCTACAAGGTGCAGGACGGATGCGTCGCACAGGATCGCGGCTACCGGCCGGCCGACGTTGACCGCGACTGCGCCGACTTTGGCTGGCGCGGGATGCGCGGGCACGCGCGGAAGACGTGGACGATGCGCGACGAGGCGAGCGATACGCTGATCAACTTTCCGTTCTCGGAGCCGCGCGTGAGCGACTACCGGGGCGGCGATGTGTTTTACTACGACTGGTCCGGCGACTACTTTAAGGATCTGCTCGCGAACGCGCTGGAGCGGAAGGGCGATCTAAAGTGGCTGATGCCGTCGGACGTGAACCCACTTTACCTCGAACACCTCAAAGGCGAGTCGAAGGTCGAGATTCGCACCGGCGTCTGGGAGTGGCGCGAGGTGAAAAGCAACGCGCCGAATCACGGACTCGACACCGCGTCGATGATGCTCTGCATGGCGACGATTGCGAACGTGCTGCGCTACACGCCGCCGAAGGAGTGAGTTTGTGGGGAAAAGGCGGCAATAACCCACAAACTCGAGAGTTTCCCTAGGGATAAGCGTTTGAGAATCGCTTCCCCTTTTATCACCTAGCGATAAAGGGGGAGGAAAAAGACTGAGCCGGGTTTGACGTTTCGAGCAGTGGTATGCTCGACAACCCATTTCTCGGATTGGACACCGCGACGCTGACGGCGCTCAAGACCAAGACCCTCGACGCGATTCAGGCCGTGCTGCTGAACCAGAGTTACAGCCTGAACGGCAAGAGCGTGAGCAGGGCGGACCTGAACGCGCTCAACAACATGCTCGGCAACTTGCAGGACGCATTGACCGACGCGGCCGGAACGTCAACGGATACGACATTCGTCAGTTTCACCGGCAACTAATCACAACATGAGCACCGATTTCTTCGACGCGTCAAAACTGGTCACGGACAAACCGTGGATTGACCGCGCGCTCGAGAACATCGCGCCGACGTGGGCGCTGCGGCGTCTCGAGGCTCGCGTGCAAAAGTCGCTGTTCGAGTTCAACGCAGCGCGGACCAATCGACTGTATTCGCCGAAGCAATACGCGCAGCCGGCTGAGTCGTCGCAGAATCAGCGCGACCGCGTGGTGATGATGTATGAAGCTCGGGATCTCGTGGAGAACTTCCCCGAGGCTCGGGAAATCTCGCGCAAATTTGGGCTCTACCTGACGCCGCACGAATACTCGCCGACGACCGGAGACCGCGATTACAACCGCGTGGTCGACGAGTATTTTCACGCGTGGTGCAAAAACTGCGACGTGACGAACCGGCACTCGTTCAAAAAACTCGTGCAGCTCGCAGCCGAAGAGCGGCCGATCGACGGCGATTGTGGTTTCGTGATTCGGCGGAGTGGCGAAGGGCTCAAACTGCAACTCGTGCCGGCGACGCGCATCGGCAATCCGAACGACACGGCAGTCGCCTCGAACAACTATTATCAGGGCATCATCACAAACGACTTCGGTCAGCCGGTGGCTTACCGCATTTTCCGAGTGGACCGGAACGGCGTTTATTTTGGCGCGGAGGACATTCCAGCGAATCAGTTTTGCCACTACTTCGATCCATTTCGGGTCGACCAATATCGCGGCATCACCGACCTTCACAGCGCGATCCAGACGGCGCGGATGCTGCACGAAATCTTGCAGGCGGAAAAGGCCGGCGTGCGCTTCTCGTCGCAGCAGGCGGCGCTGATCTTCAACGACCGGGGCACCGCGAACCCGCGCAACCTTTTCCAGCCGAATCCAACATTGGCGCTGCCAAGCGGACAGCAGCAAAAGAACGAGCTGACCGAGGTCGGCATGATTCGCTACTTCCAAAACTCGGACCGCATCGAAGTCATGCCGTCGCGTCCGTCGCAGGCGTTCACCGGTTTCGTGCAGCACCTTATGCACGAGATCGCGCTTGGCGTCGGCGTGCCAGAAGGCGTGTTGTTTGGCACGCAGGACTACAAAGGGCCGAGCGTGCGGGCAGAGTTCGCCGCAGCCGACCGAGTGTTTACCAAGCAACAGGGCGTGCTCACCGACAAGGTGCTCGACCCGATCAAGGACGCCGTGATTCTCGACGCCATCGCACGCGGCGAGATCGCGCCGCCGACGTTGCTTGCAGGCGAGACGATGGTGCAGGCTCTGCGCCGAGCAACCAAGGGCGAATGGCGTTTTCCGGCGAAGCTCAGCATCGATGTTGGCCGCGAGTCGGCGGCGAACATGAACGAGAACCGGCAAGGCGCGAAGTCGCTCCAAGAGATCGCAGCCGAGGAAGGCACCGACGCTTTCTCGCGGCTGGAGCAGATCGCGATCGAGGCCGGCTTCGTGAAGGAGCTCGCGGTAAAATACGGCGTGCCGGAGACGGCGATTCGCCTGACCACGACCTCGCTGCCAAGCACGCCAGCGGCCGCAGCCGCAGCCGGTGACGCGGTCGGTGCGAGCGCAGCCAAAGCGCAGGCGTCAAGCGTTACGGCAACCGAGGCGACCGGCATCCCAGACGACGAAATCATTTCTGGCGTCGAGTCATTCCCAGACGTTTCGGCGGAACTCGTGCCACTGAACGGCGCGCAAATCGCGGCCGTGCTTTCCATCTTGGAAAATTTGCGGGCGGGCGACCTGACGGCCGAGGCGGCAGAGACGCTCATGATTTCCGCAGGCATGGCGCAAGAATCCGCGCAGAAGGTTTCTGGCTCGGTCGCAAATCTGCCGAAGCAGCCGTCGAAGGTATCAGCTTCGTCGATGCACGACCGCATCCGGCTTGCTCGCGCTCGCGCGCACGAGGACGGCAACCTCGTCACGATCAACTTCGCGACCGACTCCTACATCCCAACGCAGGCAATGGCGGACAACGCACGCCGGGCGCTTGAGATCCGCGAGAAAAAGCCGATGTCACAGCGCGGCATGACGAGTGTTGGCATCGCCCGCGCGCGCGACCTGATCAACAAGCGGCCGATGAGCGAGGACACCGTGCGCCGCATGAAAGCTTTTTTCGACCGGCACGAAGTCGACAAGCAGGGCGAGACGTGGGACGAGCAGGGCAAGGGCTACCAAGCGTGGATGGGTTGGGGCGGAGACGAGGATACTCGTGGAGCACGGCCATCGTCGAGCGGCTCAACAAGCAGGCCGAGAAGAAAGACCTCTCAGTCGCGGCCGCAGAAGTGCAGCATCAATTTGCGCGCAACACGCCACTCGGCGCAGAGGACTGGCTGGACGCGGTGCAGAAATACCGGGCGAAGCAGATGAACACCATCGATCAGACGAAGCAAAGCGTCACCGGTGAGAAGAGCATCATCGAGCTGAGCAAACCGAAGCGCAAAAAATAATTCCCATGATTCATACGCAATCTGAAATCGATAACCTCGTTGAGTTGGCCATCATCCAGCGCGCCGAGCTGAAAAAGCTGGTCGAGTCGCTGCCGCAGTTGCGCGACCATTTGTCGTCTGAGATCGAGCGGAACCTCGAAGAAATCGAGCCGGCAATCCGCAGCGAGCTTGAGCAGTTCGTCACGGCGCGCGCACTCGACGCGCACGCGCAGACGAGCACGGCGCTGACGGCTAAGCTCGACGAACTCGCGCGCTCGCTGGAAACCACGACGGCGGCGCGATACTCGGTCCTGATCGCCGAGCGCGAGAAGAACGAGTCGCTGCTCGCGCAAGCCGAGGCACGCATCGCCGAGGCGGCGTCGGCTCTGCCCGGCTCGGTCAAGGAGATCGTCGCGGGCGAGCTCGCACGCTTTCCGCGTGCCGGCGAGATCGATCAACTACGGAAGGAATTCGCTGAGCCAAAGGGCTTGAACCCGCGCGGCAAGTGGTCACCCGACGAGACGTATCAGCGGCTCGACCTCGTGACGTTCAACGGAGATTCGTTCGTGTCGAACATCGATGGCAACCGCGAGCGGCCGAGCCGGAGCGCGGCGGACTGGACTCTGAACGCAGCACGCGGAAACAGTGGCGGCGGCGGCGGAGTCACGTCGATCACCGACCTTATTCCGGTTCCGAGCGCGGGGCAAATTCTCGGCAGCGTCGGGCCGAATTACGTTCCGAAGAATCTCGTCGCTGGCGCGAATATCACGATCACCGAGACGCCGACGACGATCACGATCACAGGCGACGAGGGACAGATCGAGTTGCAGGACGGAACCGAGGCGGCGCCGTCTTTGTTCTTCGTCAGCGACACGAACACCGGCATGTATCGCCCGGCGGCGGACACGGTCGGCATCGTCGGCGGCGGTCACGACATCCTGCGACTCACCGACGTGGCGAGCGCGACCGATTACCTCGAGGTCAAGAACGGCATCGGCACCGGCACTCCGCTGCATATTCTCGCGGAGGGCGCGAGCGCGAACATCGGCGTGCATGTGCAGCCAAAGGGCACCGGGCTTCTCACGATCAGCGACGGCACCGATTTCGCCAAAGGC